CGTCCACAAACGGGTTTCCGCCGTTGTGCCCGATCCATAATCGCCAACGCGTTTCGCGCCCAAAAATATTTGACCCAATGAATTATCTGAGCGTTGCGCACCGCCAAACACGCAATCAATATTCGCAAACAAATCATCCGGCGATCCGGATTGGTTCAATTGAATAAAACAGGGCATCGCGCTGCCGCCCTCGCCCGCCGCGTTGGTTGCGCCTATCAGGCCCAATGCGTTGGTGGATGTTGACGGGGCGACATGGGCAATCACGCCCAACGATTTATCATCACCGCCCGAATTGGCATCAACAGGCGTCAACCCTGTATCAATAAAGTTGCCCGCCGTGGTTGATGAGGTTGTGAACGCGTAACCCTGTGACGCGGTGTGGGATGGATCGGAACCATACGCCGTGGTTTGCGCCAATACCGCCGCGTTCCCCTTCATGCCAATCAGGGCATCCGTTGAATTGCTTAATGCGAACGGGAATATTTCGGTGACATTATCCCAATTCCCCATTCGGATTTGACGGTAAACAAATGTTGCAATGGCGTTCGATTCGGCGGTTGTCAGGTTTGAATAACGATCCAACACCGTTTGCACGGTTGTTGCCATTGAATCATTGTCACGATTTGTCATTTTCAGGGCAATTTCACCGCCGACAACAACGCAACCCGCCCCCGACAAATGAATGTAATCCGTGGACACCATTGGTGAACCAGACGCCAACGCATTATATTCGGGGCGTTTTTCATCCACATATGGTTTATCGTCATTCCAAACCCGACTGTATGCATCGACATACCATAAATTCTGTTGCGAATTACAATACAAGGCAAGGCGAATATTGTATTCATCAATGATGTTCTGTTTTTCTTCAGTCCATCCGGGCGAATTATTGGGCGATCCATCCGAATCCTCAAACGGCATCATCCCCATGACAATGGTTGGCAACCCATTACACGCGCTAATGCATGACAACGCCCGCGTCATTAGATCATCGGCATCGGCATTTTGAAACCCCATATCATTAATGCCGCCGTTGAACACCACGGCATTTGCATCGGAATGAACGCCCGCAAGCGCATCGGTGATTTGCTCATCAACAGGCATTGGCGCGGGTGATCCCGCATACCCCGACATCATCGCGCCGGAAATCGCAACATTGGCTTTTTCGTTAGGAAAACCAATATAGTCCGGAACCGCTTCCCAATCACCTGAAAACAAACCGCCATCGCCAGCAAATACGGAATCCCCCGCGAACAAAACCTTTCGGGCAAACGGGCTTTGCCATTCAACTTCGTTCAATGAAATGCTGACATTGACACCAATCCCCTCATTCACACCAAAATCCATCGCCCAATTCACGATCATTCCCGTGAATGTGATCGTTGCGCCGCCGTTCAAAGTGATGGAACCGGACACCGTTGAACGCGATTCAAACGCGGTGCGAACCGCCGTGTGGGATGCGGACGCCGACCAATACGCGGTGAAATCCACCGATCCGGCGTTGATGAAACCGGATATGAATTCCTTATACGCACCGGAATCAAAATTCGTTGCCTCAATTTGTTCCGATTCAATATTGGGTGCGCTAATGGACGTGACACCATCAATGGTGTTCCCATCAATGACAATAGTTGTTCCGTTTGATAAAACCGCATTACTCAAAACGCGCACCCTTTATTTGCTGAATTTCCAATGTGTGTCCTGTGGACATTTCGCCCAATAGCCGCGTCAACAATTCCAACGCGTAACCCATGCGGAAACCGGATTTCAACACCGCCAATTCATTGCCCAACAAACCACGGCGCAACCCAACCAACAGGCAACCGGATGAATGCGAAACAATATTGCCGGGGTGAATCAGGCATTTGAAACGTTGGTTTTCATCCGTGCGATCCGCTTTGGCGAAATACACGCCCAACGATTCGTTCACCATCGCCCACACCTTTTGACCGTTGGCGCGTTCATATGGGATTAAATCGTATTCACCTTCCGGGATGCAGGAATTGAACGGTTTCCCCGATGGGTAATCCGCCGAACCAACCCACGGTTGTTCCATCGTGTGAAACGGTTTCAACGGCGGGGCATACAGCACACCCATCGTTTCCGTTTCGGAATAGGAATATCGCACCAACGTCAGCCTCATAACGGTTCCGGCACGTATTGAACGCGGTATGAAATCGCGCTTCGATCCTCAGCATTTACTATAAATTCACCATCCGGCGGATTGTCGTGGGCATTACCGTTCCACCCTGCCGCATATGTTTTCGGGCTAACATCAATGAAATCATCATCATCCCATTGCAGCCGCCCGCTACCCCTAATGCCATCGGGGCAAATGCCAACAATATCCGTTGCGCCTGTGGTCGCCACAAAATTTTGCTCAGGATCAGGAAATAACTGATCGCCGCCATCAATCAAAATCAATAATGAACCTTGACCGCCGCCGGAACCCGAACCAGCCGCCCAACCCTCACAAATTGATGAATCAACATCGCCAAACGTGCCCGCCCAATAACTATTGAAACTATGGGCAACGGTGTCGCCCGCTTGCCCATCGCCGCCGGATAAATCAATTTCACCCGATACGCCAAACGCAACGCCACGGGCAACAATGCACAGCCCCGCGCCCGAATTGCCGCCATCGCCGCCCAATGCCCTTACCGTCCATCGGGATTGATCCGTGGCATAATTCTGCGATTCACACAACGGGGAACCGTACACACCCCTTGCGCCTGTCAATGATCGGGGAATGCCCGTTATATCACCGTCAATCGGTGATGAAGTTTGATCCGCGACCATTAAATTCAATTGCGGGAATGAAGTGTTCAGACCCGAATTCACCGCGCCGTCGATGTTTGTGCGGTAATACTGCGGCAATAATACCGTGGAATATGATCGCATCCCATCCGTTGCGACCATGCCGCCAATGTAACCACGGGTTTGATTGTCTAAAGTTGGGCGACCCAACCAATTATTGCCAACAACGTTTGGATCGGACATACCAACCCAACCATTTTCAGCGCCGTCAATTGTGCCGTTGATGGTCAACGTGCCCATGACGCGCAATTGAACCGAATGATGGATGGTTAGTGTGCGCCCTGCCGGAATGGTCAAATCACCCAAATAATAATAAATCGAATTTGCGTGATTGGTGTTGTGCGCAAGCGTTGAAACGTTCTCATGGCCCGTCAACGTGCCATCGGCGGTTAGGTTGCCCGAACCGTCAATGGTTAGCCCCGCCGCCGTCATTTCCGTGCCCATTGTGGAATAAAAGGCGTCAGCCAAAACGGCGGATGTTCCAATGGGCACCTCCGGCGCGGCGTTTCCGCTTGAGGCAAAACAATCCAATGAAACTTTCCCCGACATCCAATCAATGCGGGCGCGTTCAACCTCAAATGGGCGGTTCAAACTTGTAAATGTGTTTTGATCCTGATAATCGGTTAGCTCACCCAAATTGACATTGATAATGTCATTAGCCTCAATGATATTTAAAGGCGGGATCACGCCAACGGAAATCCGTTCCGGCGGGTTGCGGAACCGATCCATATACCGTTTAACCAATGTCCGGATTTGCGAAACAGTATGGCGGGCAGGGTATAGCCCCTTAAATCGGATTTCTTTGAAAGGTGTCGCGCCGTTTCGGTTTATAGAATCGGCATCCTGATACAGCAATGAACGGGTGAAATCCTCACCGTTCCAATTCCATTTGACCAATATCTGATTGACAATCGACGCCTGATCATGTTTTAACCCGTTGTGATTGGTAATTGAAAGGTTCGACAAATAAGCATCGGGCGTTGCGCCTGACAAAACCTCATTGATTTTGCGCAAGCCCAACGTGCCATCGGCATTAACAGGCATGAACGTTCCGCACAAACGGTGAATTTCCTGCTCCACGAATTTTTTTGCGTCAATCTTTTTTAAGTGAATGAAACGGGTAATCAATCCGGTGATGTCGCCATCATATAATTCTGTGCCTATATCTTCCCATTCTGAAGTTGACATATATTCAAGTGGGATTCCGGCGTTCCAATGTTCCGGCAATTGCTTGCGCGGCGATGACGTATCGCCTAAATAATAACCACACATCACCGCATAGGCTAATTGCGGCGCGGGCATTTCCAGATATATGAATTCCTCAACTTCGGGCCATTCATCGGGATCGGAACCGGAAACCGTCACGGCGGATGCGGACGTTCCAAACAATCCACGCCCCGTCACCGTAAATTCAGCGGGCGATTCTGATTTGGATGCCCAACGGATTATTTCCCCTGTATCCTTTATTTTTAGATAACCAACCGTTTCGGATGGCGCATCCGTAAACGCGGCGGTATGTTCTACCGCCTCAAACTCGGATGTGTCTGTGACCGAAACAGGGGTATAAGGCGATTCCGTTCCATCGGATAAATTCGATGAGAGGCGCGTTGTCTTGTAGTCAAAAACCGTTTTTCGCAACTGGCGCGTGACATCACCACAGGTCAGCGTGTATTCGCCAAACTTTTTCGATATGTTTGAGAGGTATGTGGCGGATATTTGCTGGTAATCGGCAAAATCATTGGTGAACCCCAAATAAACCCTTATGCGCAATTCGCGCAAACCCTCACCCGAATCCAACGGCGAACCAGACGGGCGCAAGTTGACGCGCATATAACCGGACAATTCTTGCCCAACATATGCCTCAACCCATGCGCCTTGTTGTGGCGATCCTACCAACTCGGCATCATCGCCACCCTGTCGATCAACCAAGGTTGTGCCGAAATTATCATCCATCGGATAATAGGCACGGGGGGCGGGATCATCGCCATAATATGTGCGCACTTCCCACATATACCCGTCGCATTGGCGATTTGAATTGCCGCCAATGAATAATGATCCGCTGGAAGCCGACCCAACCGTGTATGTTCCAGACGCGGATTCTCCGTTTGCTTCGCAATACCAATTCCCGTCGCCATCGCATTCAAGGGATAAACGGTAAATTTGGAATGATGAAAGGGTGATTCCGGTGGTGTGGAATGTGGTTGTGCCCGCCTCATAAACGCGCACATTGCCCGATGAATCCGTGTATAGGCGCAAAATCGGGTTGACGCCGAAAAACGCCATCGGTTGCGCCGCCTGTCGGATAAACGCTTGCCCCGTGATACGCGTTGGAATATCAGGCGCATATAGATTGGACGCCTGAAAATAATCAGATGCCGTCAATGACGGGGATTGCACGGGGCGCAAATCATAAACCGGTCGCTGATAATCAATCGTATCCAGACATTTTACCGTCACACCGCCAATTTCCGCACGGCCCTCAAGCGGCATCACCCGTTGTGACGCCGATGAAACAGATGTGACAACGCCATCAATGACAATGTTATGAGGTATCCCCTTTATATCCGCATGGGATGTCAGGGCAATAGGATCATCATAATCAAGAATCACCACAAATTTTGGCTCACGGGAGTCTGCCCAATTATATTCGCCAAACCCCGACCATGAATCATTGCGCATGGTTATCGCTGCTTACAGGTAAATGTGTACGTGAAAAAATCATTGCCCCCACCACCACCACGCCTGACCGCCCGCCGCTCTGTGTAGCTTTTTTCGGTCATGTAAACACGGCGGAAACCATCGCCATCATCCAAATCAATCTCAAATTGCGATCCGTCAATAACGGAATCCAGAAATTCTCGGATGTTGGAAACGTCTGAGCCGTATTGCAGCGGCGCAAGTGATATTCGCCAACTTCGTTTCAAATTCCTATAGGTTGAAAAATTATCACCGCGCAAGCTTTGGATGTCCGTGCGTACCGCCGATGCCACGCGATCAATGGCGGTTGCCGTGATTGTCAATGTATATTGTTCGCCATAAACATGAACGGGTGAATCCACATCGTTCAAGTTGCGTTTTGCTATATAGCGCAATTGTTTTGCCATTACGCGTTAACCTCATTTATTTCCGCGATGTCTGCCGCATTGCGCGATTCGGGATCAATCAAAACAACATCCTGATCCTTTACCGCCGCCTGAAGGGCGGGGATCAATTCCCGATATACATATTCATCCTGACCGATCACATTGCCATTGATGATGATTTGCAAACGGCTTGAATCCTCGCGGCGTTCCTCACGTTCCTGAGTATCTTGAAAGCCAGAAATGCCCGCAGATGGAGCACCCAAACCGGACACGCCGCCACCACCGCCGCCCAACGCTGCCGCACCACGGGCAACGCCCGTTGCGGCAATGATCGCCCCGTTTGCTTGCCCCCATGCGGTAATTTGTGCTGCGGCTGGCGGCCCGGCAATCGGCCCCAACACAGCCAACGCCTTTGTAGCCGCTAATGCGGTGGCAATTTGGTTTTCGGCAAGGGCGCGGGCGGTTTCAATGGCGATCATCGTTAACGCAATCGCCTTTGATTTGCCCGCGAATAGTGACATCAACCCAAGCAAATTCCCAATCAATCGTTTTTTCCCTTGTTCAACAATTTGATCCGCCTGAATTTGCAGTTTCGCGCCCTTTTGCGCCGCCGCAGCTTGCGCATTT